CTGATGCTCAACAATGCGATGCGGGGCACGGTGACGGCGTTCACCCAGCCGGTGATGTCGGTGGACTGGGTGCGGGTGTTCCACAACTGATGCGCGCCGCCCGGAGCCCGGTGTTCACCGCGTGGTCGGCGGCGCAGGGCGGCGGCGCGGTCCCCTCGGCCCCGTCGCAGGTCACCTCGATCACCGCGGACGCGGCGGCCACGGTGAGCTGGGTCAACCCGGGCAGCGGCCCGGCGGCCACGTCGTACACGGTGACCCCGTACATCGCGGGCGCGGCTCAGGCGACGACGACGGTGGCCGCCCCCGCGGCCAGCGCCGCCGTCACGGGCCTGACGAACGCGACGGCCTACACGTTCTCCGTGCACGCATCGAACGGCGCCGGGGCGTCGTCAGAGTCCGCGCAGTCCGGGGCGAACACCCCGCGCGTCAACTTGATCTTCGGGGATGAATTTAACGGCAGCTCCCTGGACCCGGCGTGGTCGGTCCTGTCCCGCGACGGCGACCAGTCGGGCGCCGAGCTGCAGTATTACCTGCCGGGCCAGGTCAGCCTGGACGGCGCGGGGAACCTGGTGATCCACGCCCAGGCGCTGGGCGTCACCGCGCCGGGCTATGACGACGCGAACGGGCCGACCTACGCGGGCAGCAACGTGACCCGCTCCTACCGGTCGGGCGCGGTGCAGTGGGCGAGCTTCAAGTACACGTTCGGCAAGGTGCAGGTGTCGGCGAAGTGCCCGAACGGCGCGAACCTGTGGCCGGCGATCTGGATGATCGGGTCGAACTGCCAGGCCACCAACCCGCTCGACCCCGACAACGTCGCCACGTGCAACTGGGCGCAGCCGGGCTCGGAGGAAGTCGACATCGCGGAGTACCCCGGCTCGTTCACGTCGTACAACGCGCAGCTGTGGACCGGCGGCGGCACCCCGTCGGGCGGCTCGATCGCGGCGCCGGCGAACTTCTCGACCGCCTACCACACCTACGAGATGGACTGGGCGTCGGGGACCATGTCGTGGCTGCTCGACGGGGTGACGGGGCCGGTGGACACGACCAGCATCCCGAGCACGCCGATGTTCCTGATCATGCAGACCGCCATCCGGGGCACTCCCGTCTTCACGCAGCCCGACATGATCATCGACTGGGTGCGGGTCTTCCACAACTAGGGGTGCACCCGTGGCGATAACGGTCACCGCCACGCAGGGCGGCTCGGTCGCGAACGGCATGGCCCTGCGGGTCATGGTGCTGACGTCCGCGGCGCTGGCGGGGACGCCGGCGACGGCGACGCAGAGCGGCGCGGCGGCGCACCAGGCCGCGATCACGACCACGCAGGCCGGCTCGCAGGTCTACGTGGTCGCGAACAACGGCAACGGCGCTAACGCGTTCACCGCCAGCGCGGCCACCACCTTGTACAACGACGTGGCCGACGGGACGAACGGCGAGCATTACGCGTTCGGCCGGACCACGGCGGCCACGGTCACCCCCGGGTCGGTGACGGTCGGGTTCTCCGCGCCGGCGGCGGGCGGCGGCGCGGCGCTGCTGGAGATCCTCGCGTCGGGCACGCTCACCGAGGACGGGTCCGGTCCCGTCGTGGCCAGCACGCTGGTGGCGACGGCGGTCAGCTCGGCGAGCTTCACGCCGCCGGCCGGTGCCCTGCTGGTGGCGATGGTGTCGTCGGACGGCAACGTCGGCGTCACCACGATGACCGTGACGGACTCCTCGGGCCTGACGTGGACCGAGCAGGTCAAGTCCAACGCCAGCGGCCTGGACTACGCGGGGATCTGGACCGCGGTCGCGGGCGGCGGCGGGTCGCCGGCGGGCGGCGTGCAGGCGCGGCCGGGCCGGACGTGGCTGCGCCGCTTCCGCCACCCCCAGCAGCTCCCCCAGTCCCCGCAGGCGCCCGCGGTCGCCGGCACGCCCGGCGCCTACCAGCACGCGCCGCCGCTGCCGCGGTCCCCGGCCCCCCGCCGGGCAGCGTGGCGCGGGGGCACAGGCCCCGGCAACCCCAGCTTCATCCCGTCGCAGCAGCAGCCGTTCCAGGTGTCGGCGTCGTTCACCTCGCCCCGCCGGCCGCCCGGCCGCGCCCGGACCGGCCGGTCCGGTGCTCCCGGCGGCGGCATCGCGTCCGGTGCCGTCGCGGCCCCCGGCACCGCCGCCCCGGCAGCACCGCGGTTCGTCTTCCGCAGCCCGCCGCCCGGCCGGGCCAGGACGGGCAGGCTCGGCGCCCCGGGCGGCGGCATCGCGTCCAGGTCCGTCCCTGCCGCGCCCGCGCTCCCGGCGGTCACCGGCCGCCTGGTGTCACGCAGCCCCGCTCCCGGCCGGGGGCGCACGGGCCCGCAGGGAAGGCCCGGGGCGGGCGTCACCGGGCCGGGCAACGCCGGGCCGGTCCCGCAGGCACGGCAGCGGCCACTGTCGTGGACGCGGGGGCAGCGGCTGCGGGCACGCGGCCGGTGGGGCGGCGTGCGCGGCCCGGCGAACGCGCCGCCGCCGCCCGTGGTGTACGGCACCGCCCGGTCCGCCGTGATGCCGCTCCCCGCCGCGCAGGCAGGGGACGCCAGCACGACCGAGGCCCGCGCCGTGGCGGGCACCATGACCATCCCGAGAGCGCAGGGAGGCGAGTTCACGTGATCAGCGCAGGCGGCATGTACCCGATCGCGTTCGACGTCCTGGACGCCAGCGGCAACCTCGCGCACGCGGCCACGGCCACCCTGACGATCACCCTGCCCGACGCGACCACGGCCACCCCGGCGATCACCGACACCGCCGTCCCCGGCCAGTACCGCCTGCCCTACCAGACCACGATCCCCGGCCGGTACACCGCCCACGCCGTCACCACCGGCCCGGTCACCTCATGGGACGACGAGTTCGACGCCGAGCCGACCCCGTGGCCCGCGATCATCAGCCTGGCCGACGCCAAAGGCCAGCTGGGCATCGACCCGGCCGACCACCGCGACGACGACGAGCTGCTCGAGTACATCGCCGGGGTGACCGGCGCGGCCGAGGACTATAAGCATGAGGTCATCGTCCGCCGGGTGATCACCGACGAGCTGGACCTGTGCGGGTACGGGTACGGCGGCCGGCGGTCGTTCCGGGTCTGGTCGGCGCCGGTCATCTCGCTGACGTCGGTGGTCGCCTGGGACGGCTCCATGACCTGGGACGTCACGCAGATGCGCGCCAGCGTGTCCGGGACCGTCCGGGTGATGGCCGGCAGCCCGGTCACCGGCCTGGTCGACGTCACCTACGTGGCCGGGCTCCAGGTGATGCCCGCCCGGTACAAGCGCGGCGCCCTGATCATCCTGGAGCACGCCTGGGAAAGCCAGCGCGGCCAGGGCAGCGTCATGTCCGGGGTCATCGGCGAGGAGGAGTACCGCCGGCAGCCCGGCGAGTTCTTCACGATCCCGAACAAGGCCAAGGAGTGGCTTGGCCCGCCCCGCCCGATGGTGGCCTGATGGCCTGGTCATCGACGGTCCCGGCCGCGCTGACCGCGATCCTGGGGCTGTTCCGGTCTGCGGACATGGGCGGCGCGGAGGTCTTCGACGGCCCGGAGGTGACCGGCTCGTCCGCGCTGGAGGTCGTGATCGTCGGCTGGGCCGGGCAGGCCTCGGACACGCTCGCCGCTGACGGCACCGTGACCATGGAGGGCCTGGCCGGGTCGCCGGACCGGGAGCAGTACGAGATCCGCTGCGCGGCCCTGGTCCTGGACGCCGCCGGGGACCTGGCCGCGGCGCGGGCCCGCGCCTACCAGCTGGCCGCGCAGTGCGGTGCCCTGGTCGCCGCGAACCGGACCCTGTCCGGGCTGGTGCTGCGCGCCGGGGTGGCCGCCCAGTCGCTGCGCCAGGACCAGGTTCAGGGCGGCGCCCGCGCCACCGTCGAGTTCAGCGTCGCCTGCGACGCCTATACCGCCACCTAGGGAGACCGATGATGACCGACCGGACGGATAACTGACATGGCCGCACTGACAACGCAGTCCACGCCGCACGCCGGCCTGAACCCGGTGACCATGACCACGGGCCTGGCCGGCGTGTCCGGCCACACCGCGCCGACCGGCGCGGGCCTGGCGCTGATGCTGGTCAACGGCGCCGCGTCCACGGTCGCCGTCACGCTGCACGTCCCGGCGGCGACCACGTTCGACGGCCTGGTCATCCCCAACCGGACGGTGACGCTGCCGGCCACGTCGGGCGCGGTCACCCTGATCCCGCTGGTGCCGGGCACTTACGGCGACCCCGTCACGGGGCTCCTGACCTTCGACGTCGCGGCGGGCACCGTGTCCGGCGCTGTCGTCGTGACGCAGTAGGAGGCGGACATGACCGACCTGGGGTTCGTGAAGATCATCCACCCGGAGACGGGCAACACCGCGGTGGTGCCGGAGTCGTCGCTGCCCCACCACTACCGGGCCGGGTGGGCGCTGCTCGACGAGACCCCCGAGCCCGACCCCGAGCCGCCCAGGCCGGTGCGGGCCAGCGCGGCGAAGGCGAAAGCAGAGGCAGCGGCAGCCGCCGGGGCCGGAACCACCAGGGAAGGCGAGTAGATGGCAGCGACCCCGATCGGAGTGTCCTCCCGGTACATCCCGGAGGGCACGTGGCACTTCAACTTCCTGCCCGCCATCGCGACCTTGTCCAGCCCGACGCGGGGGGAGATCAACGCGGGCACCGACCTGTCCCCCCAGGTGGCGTCGTACGGCACGTGGGCGGTCCAGGGCGCGGCGGTGCCGACCCCGGACCTCGCCTCCACGTTCGTGCCGAGCATCCCCGGGCTGCTGTCGGCCGACGGGACGACGCTGAGCATGTACGCGGACGTGGGCAGCGCCGACGTCCGGACCCTGCTGCCGCGCAACACCGTCGGGTTCATGCTGGTCTTGCCCGGCGGCGACGTGCCGGGCCGGAAGATGAACGCGTTCGCGATCAAGGTGCTGCAGTCGGCGCCGTCGTCGTCGATCGGCGGTAACCCGGCGACGATCGAGCTGGTATTCACCCCGACGCTCGCGCCGGTTGAAAACATCACTATTCCGGCATAGCGGACAATCCTGACATTAGCCTATCAGGCTCAGCTGCTCAGCCCACATACCGGCAACCCCTCGTCTTCTCCCTGGGAGCGAGGGGTTGCCTATCCCAGGGAGAGGAAACCTCATGATCGACCTTGCCCCGTACGCCGAGCTCGACCGGAAGATCCAGGAGCACACTGCCGAGAGCCACCGCCTGCGCGAGGAGAGTCGGCGGGAGTTCGACCCCGGATGCCTCTACGTCGTCGCGTTCGATTCCGGAGTGGTGAAGGTCGGCAAGGCGGGCAACGCTGAGCGCCGCCTTGCGCAGCACGCCAAGGCCGGCGTGATCCGGGCATCGTGGATTTCTCCTCGCCACATCGACTGCGGCAAGACCGAGCGGCAGCTCATCGCGTTCTGCAATGAGCACGGCACCCTGCACGGCGGCCGTGAGTACTTCCGCGACATCAGCTTCGACCTTGTCCGCGCCTACGCCGGCCGGGTGGTCCTTGATCACCGCCGCAGCATCTACCTGGATCGCCTCATCGATGCCGTGAGCGGCGACATGGCCGCCACGTGGGAAGCCGCCGAGGCGGCGCTGCGCGCGGCCTAGTCGCTGCTCTCCTCGTGCGTCTTGCGGTACTCGGCCAGGGCGTCGGCGAGGACGGCGTAGACGGAGCGCCCGGCGCGCCGGGCGTACTCGGCCAGCCATGCGCGGTCGTCCTCGGCCGGCCGGAAGCACAGCGGCGACTGCCGGTGAAGGTCAGCCACAGGCAGCAGCCACCGTGGCCTGGGCGTCCAGGACCCGGTTCCAGTCGCTGATGATGTTCGGGACGCCGGAGAAGTTGCTGGCGGTGGCGTCCAGGTCGAGGTCATCGATCTGCAGCGCCAGGTTGCCGAGCGCCGCGGCCACCTCGCGCGCGGGGTTGCCGCCGAGGGGGACGGATGGGACGTCAGCATATTTCGCGGCCCGGCTGAGCTCGCCGCCCCAGGGAGGCGTTCCCTGCGCTGTCATGGCCGACATGAGCTCGAAAACCCTCGTGTCGTTAGCCGTGGCGGCGTGGATCTGGTCGCGGACCCTGGCGTAAACGGCGCATTCGCGCGTCTTCACGGCCGCTACCGGGTCCGCTTTAGCGGCGGGAGCGCCGCAGGCGGCGAGCGCGATGAGCAGGGCGGCGGCGGCGATGGTTCCTAAGATGCGTCTCATGTCCCAGATGGTATACCACCTGTCAACCTAGGAGGCCCCGTGCCTGGCCAGCGTTCTCACCGCCTGCCGGCCGGGCAGCCGTTCTCTGTCGGGTCGCTCGGCGCGGGCGGCAAGCCGATGCGCGAGGCGGCCGAGATCATCGCGGCCGAGGCGCGTGCCATCGCGGGCGCCTGGTCCGAGCGCATCCCCCGCTCCATCAAGGTCACCGTCGCCGCTGACGGCAGGTCAGCGGAGATCACCGCCGGGGGCGCTGAGGCGCCGATGGCGTTCACGTTCGAGGCGCCCGGCGGCCAGTGGGTCAGCCACCCCGTGTTCGGCCGGGAGGACGAGTCGCGGAAAGAGTGGACCTGGGTAAAGCAACAGCCCAGAAGGTTCCTAAGCGCCGCGGCCGACCGGGCCGCGACGAAGGCCGCTGACGCGTGGGGTGACGCCGTTATCACCGGGTGGGCCAAGGCTCACGGATTCAGGTAGGAGCCTGCGTTGATCATCAAGTGCGAGTACCAGGGCAAGTCGTTCGCCTACGACGA